TTGCCATTTGCAAAACATCGGGTACTGCTATGCCACGTTCATAATTGCCGCCGCCTATATTCTGATTCCAAACCTCACGTAAATTTATAAGTTTTGGAAAACTTGAAACGCCCTTTTCTAAAAACATCGCCACTTCATTTTCGGGCGTTTGAACAAACGGATAAAACGTAACATAAAACGGCTTATCTATTGGATTAACATCGGGCGCGTGAAAATCAAACCTAAACTGTGATGCTGAAAATGTAAATGTTTTACTAAATAATCCAACTTGCTGCGGGTTATTGCCTGCATTCCAATCTATAACGCGGTCAGTCCAACGCTTTGCAACTTCATCGCCACTATTATCAACGCCATCTTTAGGGTATTCATATTCAGCATAAGCCGCGGGGCGTTCGCCCAATGATTCAAAGCAAATAGATAATAGCTGGTTATTTTGCAAATTATCAGTATTAAACCATTCGACACCTACAAAATAATCTTTGCGCTCAATCTGCAAAACGCCGTTAATAACACGCCATTCTATATTCCATTGCTTTATTTCATCTAAAAATTGAATGCCGTTAAGGTTTGGCCTATTATCTACAATTGGATAATCATCAAATATACCTTGGTTTGCAGGCGATGGACCTGGCACAAAAGATATATCCATTCTAACTGTATTGTGATAATAACCGCCTACATCAAACAAAGAACTTTGATAACCTAAACCGCAACGCTTGCAAAGGTTTTTAAATTGGCTATCTAAATAGGGCGCTATATGTCGGCGGCCGCAACCTACTATAAAGTTAGATAAGTTTTCAAAAATGTTTTGACCGTTACCAGCTATTAAATTACCTAATTGAAAGAATAATAATATAGGCGCTGATACTACAAAAATAAATATGCCTATTATCATTATTGCTTCTTGCGTTGCACTTGGTTTTAGGTCATTGCAATAATACATATAAGGCGCAAATCTAAATTCATCTATGCCTAATGTAGCTTGATTGTTTACTGTGTTTGCCCTTAACGTATCCCACGGGAAATTATTTTTTAAACATCTTATTGCCAACGCATCCTCACTATTATCTACTACCGTAACTTGTGCCTCACATGTCGGGAACGTACACCAACGAACTGAACCGCCTTCAATCTTACCCGTAAATAATAAGCGGTCCGAACCATCGGGGTTAGTGCAGCATGTATCATAAATCAATACTTGTATGGCTGCTATATTTGGATTAGGCGCGTTTATTATTTGCTGTTTAACATATTCGTAAGTATCGCCTACAACGGTTAATTCAGGGGCAAAACTAAATGCAGAATCGCCCGCTTCATCTTTGCGGCGAAAAACAAAACTTGCGGATTCAGTACCATTAAAGTTATCTAAATCTTGCGGGATGCCATCAAAAAATATTAGTAAGCCGTTCATTTAAGTATTGAATATGTTAACGCCCCCAAAGATACAGATATAAACGCGTAAGTTGTTATTTTCCACACTTTTTTCAGACGTGTTTCTTTTTTCAGCTTCTTTTCAATGTCTTTAAAAATAATAATGTCGCGTTCATGACTTTTAATTACAGCTTCTTTTAATAATAGCATGTCGCTTTGCATGTTATATTGTACTTTCATAGCTGATATAACCGATTCTGCACTATATAATAGGCTATCACAGTCAACCGCTCTATCAATACAAATGCCATAAGCCGTTTTATAAACTTCTAAGCTATCAAAACGCGCGGCGATGAACTCAGCATAATCGCGGGTTATAAAAAAACCGTTACCTACCTTTGTAACCTGACAAGATGCGACCAATGAGCAAAGTGTCAGAAATATTATCGTAATTAGTATTCGGTATTTCAATAATCTTAATTCGGTGTAAGTCATATCTAAATTGTTTTATTTGTTTGTCTAATGTAGTCTGCATCGTATCTATATGCGCTTGTAGGCTATCTGATTTTGTAACAAATTTAGCATATATTTGTGTCAAACTATCGCGGGTTCGCTGTTCGTTTTTTTGTATCTGTTTATGTAGCTTAGTGCTATTATCAATTGTAATGTATAGCAATGCAGATACTAATAGGATTACAACGGCTATAAGGTATTTCATTTTTTAACCAAGTTTAAAGCGATGGCAACGGCTTGTTCTTGCGGTTTGCCTTCAGCTATTAAAGTTCTAATGTTTTGCGAAATACATTTATTATCGCCGGGTAAGCATTTAATAAGTGGCATAGTGTTTAATTATATGTACAAAAATATGTTATTTTGACCAATTACGTGAAAAGTTTTTGCGCGCCTGTCTTTGTTCTACTATTCTAAATATACCATTTGCGTTCGCACTAACTGTAGTTTTCGGCATATACTTAGGCAGTTCGGTTAAAACATTTTCGATACGTTCTAATCTGTTTTCAAGTCCGCCGTATGTTTGGGCCACGTTTACGAATATAGATTTTTGCCCTAACTCATTACTTAAACTTACGTTATCACCAAACGCACCTAAAGCGTTTTTAATGCCGCCTTGCTGATATGCTTTAGAAAATGTATTAAGTACATCCGCTGGTATTCTATTATTATGTACGGCGCTAAGTACATCCCAATACTTATCGTTTGTATCGGTTGTAATAACACGTTCGCCCTCGTTAAGCATTGCAGGTATTGTATCGCGGCCCGATTTATTATTGCCGCGCTCTAAGTATTCAACACCTTTGAAGAACGCATTACCCGCCGCCGCACGCGCTTGTGCTAAACCAGCTATAAGTGAAGCAATAGTTAAACCAACAGTTACAGCCGATGCAAAACCGCCGCCTTCAATCAATGCTTTAGATATTGCAATTGATGCGTTAATAGCTATCTGCACTTGTGCTAATGTTTTTTCACGTTCAACCGCCCGCGCTCGTTCAGCTTCTAATTTCTCTAAACGTTCCTTTTCAATTTCTAATTGGCGCGCGTTAAAGTCTTCACTATTGGCCCGTATTTCATCTAACGCTGATTTGCTTTTATCAATGGCTTTATCTAAACCGTTAATATAGGCTTGCACTTGTGAGTTAAGAACTGAAAAAACAGAATCGGAAACGCCTGTTATTAAAGACGCGGTTTGTTCTATTAACTGTTTTTGCTTATCTGTTAAGCCTTTGACTTGTTCAGTTGTTTCGGTAGATGTTTTTCCTAACTCAATAATTTTTAATTCAAGTTCAGATATTTGTTTATCAATGTCAGATATTAAACTATCATCGCCTGATGTAACAGCTAAGTTTCTAAGTTGATTTAATAAACTTATTCTTGCATTTAGAATTTCTTTATTAGCTTGATTTTCTAAATCTAAACGTAACTTATCATAATACTTATTTATTTTTTCTTGTTCTTCTGCATTGCCTGTTGCGGCTACTAATAAAGTGTTACGTTCTTTTTCTAAATAGATAAGTTGATTATTTAAATCGCGTTCACGGTTATTTATTTGAATGTTAGATTGTTTATTATAGTAGTCTTCATATAATTTAACACTATTTTTTAATCTATCTGCTATGAACTGATTTATTTCAATTTCAGACATGCCCAATTCTTTAGCGTATTGTTTATATAGACTTGTTAAAACATCCGTATAATTTGTTTCTGCTTTTATGCGTTCTTCTGAACCTTCTTCAGTTAATGATATTTCATAATTTAAAGCATCCTCAGTAATTTTAACCATATCTTGAATGCTTTTTATTCTTTCTTTTTCTTCATCATTTATAGATTTTATAGCTTTCTTAAATTGTTCATTAGCTAATTTTAAAATATCATAGTTATGTTTTTTTTGAGCCTTTACAGCATTTTCATTTTGTTTTTTTACTAAATTTTGACTTTGATTAACTGTTCTAATTTGACGTTTTGAACTATTTTGAACATTTAATCCTAATGCTACTTCTAAATCTTTTGAAGCAATATCTATATCTTTTAATGATTTTCTATAATTAGATGTAGCTTGGTCTAAAGCCTTATTTGCAAGAACTAAATTATCTCTTCTTAAAGATGGAGTTTTTCTAATTCTTTCTTGTTCATAAGCAATTAACTTATTTAATCTTATTTGTTCTTTTAAAAATTTAGCAGTTTCTTGTTCTAATGCTTGTGTTTTAGCCTGCGTAACTGCTTTTTTAATTAAAGCCTGATTAACTAAATCATAAGCAACGGCAAGTTCTTCTGCTGTACTTGTTTCAGTTAAAAGATTAGGCAAATAATCGCCGTATTGTTTATTTATTTGGTCAATAACTGCACTTCTTTCATCGCCTTTTATATTTACATCATTTAAAGAAGTAAATAAATCATCTAATGCTACTTTTTCTTTTGCATAATTATCTATTGCAGATTCAGCTGCTTCATTAAATGAATTTTGTGATTCTGTAGCTTTAAATAAATGTTCTGTTACTAATGGCAAAATTGCAAATATTGCAGTAAATGGATTTGACAATCCTAACATTTTAAATGCATTGCCTAACAACATAGTGCTACGGCGCATAGTGTTTAAGTTACGCGCGCCTGTTAGTAAATTTCTTCCTAAATTACCTTGCTGTGTTGCTGCTGCACCTGTACTAACTGCTAACTGTTTATTAGTAGTGTTTAATTGATTGCCAACAGCAACGCCTGTTTTAGATTCAGCATTAACCCTTTTTTGTGTATTAACCAGCGCATCACGTTTTTGATTTAGCTGTTCAACGCCCTTAGCTTCAGTATTCAACACGCTTACTAAATTGGCCTGTGCTGCTTCTAAATCATCTGCAACATCTACGCCCTGTTCCATAGCGCTATTAAGTTCATCAATAGATTGTATTGCTGAATTTATTTCAGTCTGAAACTGTGAACTGTTAAACTCTAAACTATAAACGTCTTTAATTTCTGCCATTACTTTTTGTTTATTTTTTTATTAGCTTGTTCGGCCCTATCGTTATCTTTTAGTATCTGTTCTAATGCGCTGTAATAATCCCGTATAACCCAAAATCTAACATTTGCCATCTGTACGGGGTCACCCTTGGTTATTATATAATCGTTTTCGCGGTTTTGTTCTTTTAGTTTTTGTAATGCGTGTTGATATGTTTGCGGTTTCTTTTTTGGTTTAGCGTTCGGTTCAATTTTATTTAGCCGTGGATAATTTAATCTTTTAAAGCGCTCGAACCTTTCAAAATTTGTTCTATACTGTTCAAAAAAAAAGCGCGCAACTCATCATCATTTTTAATTGCATCCATTTTGCGCTGTTGCGTTTCTGAATTTATTATATAGGGGTTTTCACCATCAATATAAAAGAAATACAAACCAGCTTCTAAAAGTAAATCATCTATCTTAACGCTTTTAAGCCTGTACAGAATATCATTTAGTTGGTCCTTCGACTTAGTATGAAATTCTTTTAGCTTATCACGTGTCATATTTTGCCATGGCATATCTTCCACCGTTTCTAACATGCCGTTTAGCTTTTCAACTACTTCAGTTTTGTTAATGCCAAAATCAATAGCGGTCATCGCTTCTTCAATCCTTTGCGCACGTTCACGCGTTAAATTTGCAGGGTTTTTTAAAATGTAAAAGTTATTACCAGCGCGGTCTGTAAATACTCTAGTCAATTCTATGCGCTGCTTTGTAGTTTCGGGAATGTAGGTTTTAAGCCACTTCTGGTAATTACTTTCGTTTTGTTCGGCCCTGTTTCGTTTTCTGAAAATCATGTGTGTTTAATTTGGTTGTAAAGTTAGGGCAAAAAAAGATAAAACATTTTATAAAATTTTTATAAAAATATTTGCAGTTTTGAAAAGAAGCTGTATCTTTGAGCATCGATTTGATGAAACGCTTTAAAAAACTTCAAGATTATGACAACTCAAGAATTAAACTTTGCAAACGCTTTAATGACAGCTAAAGAAATTTTAACTAAAATGTTAGCTCAAGGTTTAGGCGATGCTCAACACCTTTTTGTAGTATCAAACATGCTTTGCGATACTTATAACTTAACTCGCGACCAATCAATAGTAATACTTGAGGAAGCGCTTAAAATAGCTTAACTAACCAAACAGGGCGCAGCATCTTACACTGCAATTTTCCAAAAATTTAAAAAAACTTCAAGATTATGAACACAGTAAACGTAATTAAAAACAGAATCACAAACAAAGTAATGTTTTTTCTTAATGGTAAGCAGGTTTTCCCTGTAGCTATTTCAGGTAACATTTACAAATTCGAAAACGGTCAAAATATCATTCTTTAAAAATCACAACAACATGAAAACATTACTTTTTATTTTCGCGCTTTCATTTAGCGCAATGGCTCAAACATTAGACACTTTTTATTGCATTCAAATACTTAGCACGCGACACCCCGAATACATACGCGCTGAACACTTAGCCATGTGCGAACTTGAACAGGCACAAGTAGAACAGGTAGATAGCTTGTATCGGATTATGTTTGTGTATAACACATATGAAGAAGCTGAGATAATGCTCACCACTTGGAAGAGGGCCCACAAAGACGCGTTTATCTGTACACGTAACCGCAAACAAGTTTCTAACTATTATCCTTTTTATACCTATGATTAAGCACGTAAGCATTAAGCAAAACAACCACCGCAACAAAAGCGGCATCCTTCAACAGTTTTTATCTGAGGCTCAAAAGTATAAGCCGCTAACCTTTGAACAAGAACGAATCGCAAATCGCGATATGCTAATAAAACACAATATGTTGTTTGCGTCTTCAATTGCGTTTCGTTACGACAATTCGCAATGCGATGTGATGGATTTAGTAAGCGAGGCTATGATAGGTTTAATCAAAGCGGCTGATACGTTTAACCCGGCATTTGAAAATAAGTTTATTAGTTACGCACTATTTCACATTCAACAGAATATCAAAGATTTTATTGATACTAAAAAAAACGTTGTTAGATACCCACACAAATTGCAACAGATACGATATGCAATTGCGAATATTCAAGAACCCGATACCGAAGCATTAGCCAAACATTTTAACGTTAAAGAACGCGTTATTAAATCCGCTCAATCTATTGCAGGCTTTGTTAGCTTAGATGATACTAATGAAGATGGCGATAAGCTGTACCAAATAGCATCAGATGACCAATGCGATAAGCTCGTAAAGCAACGCGAAATAAAAGAACTTTATAATGAAGTAACCGAATGTTTAACGGCCCGCGAATTAGAAGTTTTGAAATATAGATACTTTGATTCATTCCCTCAAGAACTTACACAAGTAGGTGAAAAAATGAACATCAGCCGCGAACGTGTTAGGCAAATTCAAGAACAGGCGTTTAAAAAAATAAGAAGCAAATATGCAAGAGGCTAAATGGGTACGAGAACTAATTATTAGCGGCCACCCTGACAATATAGAATTAGGCTTAATACTAAATGATTCGTTTAATTATTTTCCGTTAACCCGTAAGTTTTACAGAAAATATAAGCGTTTAAAATTTTGGTACCCACGGCGGCAATTCTCAGTATTAGAATCTGAATCACGTTATTATTCTTGGGTTGCTATGCTGAATAACGAACTTAAAACACACCGCTGTTATTTTTGGTTAGACTTTCAAGAACCAAAGTTTAAAACGCCGTGGCAACAATGGCAAAAGCATATTAACAGCGGCGCTTCGTGGCATTATCAGCATACGTTGTT